GATTATCCCATTTAGCGTTCGATATTTTCACGGTTGCTCCGTTCTAGGAAATACGAATACACATGGCGGTGCTTATGCTGCCGGCCGCTTGCCACTGGCCTAGGCACAACCAGGAACCCCCAGTGCCTGCGGGAGTGAATATCGTACCGGGGGTTCCCGCTTGATTATTAAATACAGCAATGCAACCTATGCCAAAAAAAGTAAACGGTTGAAAATTAACCGGCGACCATACGCGTTGACTTTCATCATAAAGTCCGCTCAGTGCGTTGATTCCAGCGTTGACGGCATACACCCCCGCATTAACCGCAGGGCCGTTTTCTGCAACCAGCGGATAACCTAGCGTCGTCGAATCAACAGACATCGATACCCCGCCCTGCGATGGAATCCAACCAAGACCTATAGCATTACCGGCCGGCGAAAGATTTTTAACCGGCACAAAGCCGAGTCCGGTAATGATTTCGGCAGATGTGACCGCGATCGCCTGGAAGGACGGATTGGCCGCAGGGCCGTTATCGGTCAACACGTAGCCCGCTGCAACCGGTGCCGCAACCGACATAGCAGCCGCTACGGCCCCACCGAGCAACACGGCGTACTGCGCTGGTGTCGCCAGGCCCGTGCCGCCTTGCGCCGTGCTCAACGCCGTGGTGAGCCCGGTTAATTGCGTAATCGACGCATTGACGCCGTTTTCCGCTGCACCGGCGTTGACTTGCGAAATAATGGCTGCAAAATTCGCCATAACCTGTGTGGCGTCGGCAGTCTGCCCATTGGTCAAGATGTCGGGCAGTATCGGATTGATAATCACAGCCATGTTTAATACTCCATATCGAGCGCGAACCCGTGTTCTTGAAATTCGGGCAATTGCTTTTTCAAGCGTGCGCCGATATCAGTGCGGTAACCTAACGAGTTCGGGACATGGATGTCCTCTTTGATTGTGCGATAAACGCGCCGGCAGGCACTCGATACGCTGGGGCCGGTTGCCGTGACGACTGCCACATAATTGCCGGCAAGCGTCCAACCCGGTACGCGGACAATTTTACCCTCTATCTCGTCCCACACCAGGCCCCCTTTGATTTCACAAGGGTGAATCGCTTTATTTTTCGGATCGCACCACACCGGAATGTTTTCCAGCTCTGCAATGGGTGGGCCTTTGTAGGGGAACTGCGGCACGGTCAGCACAACACCTACGGCAATGTCGTCAAGCACATCAAGCGTGTCCTGGCCGTGCAAAAGGTCGTACATCCAATTAGCCGGGTCGCCCTTGTGAAGAGATTGGACGATTTGAAAATGCGGCCAGCCCGGCCGACAAGTAAATTCCAGGGGTTTAACCTCGCCGTCTTCGTCAATCATCACCGCAACATCGACATAACCGACATACTTCAATTTGTGTAGTAGCTTTTCAACGGGCTTGAGTGCCAAGTTAAAAAGGCGTGATCGCTCGACGTAACGCATCACCGTTCCCTGTTCCCCTGTATTTACCCCAAGGTCACCGTTTAGGTGTTTTTTGAATTCCCAGTTTTCATTGATGTGCTTGGAAAATCCGCCTGGCCCGAACCAACCGCCAACAGCCATTTCGATACCAGATACAAACTCTTGCAAGATAAACGGCGCACGGCACTTGCCGAGTTTCTTCCACCGATCCAGCATGCTGATCATGTCGCGCGGACTTTTCGACACATAGGACAACGCCTTGTCCGCATCGCCGGAAGGCTTGGACACAAAACGTTTGCGCTCTTTGTCGACGTGCGCCATCGCTTTATCGTAATTGGTGAACGTCTTGTACGGCATGATGTCGATGCCATGCCGCTTGAATACGTCTTGCCCTGTCTCGCGATCAAGTTCAAGGCGGGCGGCTTCCAATGTTGGCCCAAAGATCGGATAACCGTACTGTCGATAACTTTCGAGCTGATGTAGGTATAACACGTTGTCGGTCAGAAAAATCAAATCTGCCCAGCGCATCCAAAGCTTCCAATCTTTAACCTTGTCGATCAGCCCTTTGCCAACTTGACATTCCGGCTTGGTGAACAATTTCACTTCGTGCCCGGCCCGTTTGCACCGCAATAGCCAATCGAGCGAATTTCCCGGCGGGTCGATTGCTAAAATTTTCATTTTTATTTCGCCTTTTTGTGCTATATAGGATATTATCCTGACTACACACCAACCGAGATTATCATGGACGAATCAACCGAAATCATACAAGGCGTGTTTGCGTTACTCCTGTTTGCTGGGCTTTTTTATGGCCTGTATTCATGGTTGGGCGGTTGGTTGTTGCTGGCCTTGCTGTAATGGCACTTGATCCGTGTCTTGATACAGCAACTTGGCTGCAATGGGTACCGCGCGTGGATTGGCTTTCACAAATTTTGCAAGGCCCGTTCCGATTGCCGATAACGTCGACGGCGTTGGCTTTTCCAATAGCTTCGCCCCCAGCGCAGGATCTAACATGGCGTCCACAAGTAAGCTGTGAATTTCCTCGGCCGGAATTTGCACGAGAAACCCTAGCGGTGGCGCCTTCGCCAATAGCTTCGCCGTGCCTGCAATTAACCCGTGGCCGCCCGTGATCTTGCCGAGTACGGTTGCTGCCGTCGCGTTGCGCAACGTGTCGGAACCTGTCGCTTTGAGGTAGGGGCTGTTGACCCGTTCGGACAAATCAAGATCTTTGGAAATCCGATCAATCGTTTTTAACTGCGGCGCACTGAGCGTTTTTTCCAGTTCCGGTCTTGCTGCCTTGACTGCACCATTAAACCCGGCCCGCGTCATGATCTTGTTGCCCTTGGCATCCGTTCCCTCTTTGATTGCCTTGCTTTGTAGGTTTTGCAGGATTTCCCGGCGGTTAATCGGTTGCGACATTTTTGCGAAGGTTTCGCGTGCCGTTTTGTATTCAGGAATCCTGTCTTCCGCCCACTTCAAAAATTCGCTGCGCGTGTTGGCAATCTTGCCGGCTTCCGTACGACCGAGCGAATTAGTCGGCGACTTTTCAAGCATTTGATCTAGGGCCAGCTTAACGTAATGGAGATTTTTGCCCGATACCTGCAATTGACTTGACGGCCGTGCCGCCCCTCCTGCACTCGCCAAGGGTTTTTGTGCGGCGCTGACCGCTGTCGATGCCGAGCCAATTTTTTTCGGTGCAAGTGAACCCGGGTCGAGCGTCGTTCCGTCTTCGCGCGCCAACCGGTCGGCAATCTTGATTGCGCGTTGAATCGATGGTCGTTCTTGCAATTGGCGGAAAGCTGGGTCGACGTTGACGAATTGCGTATCAGCCTTTTTGTACAATGTTTTTGCTGTTGTGTCTCGCGCCGCCTTTAACTTCGTCACATCTTCCGGCGTGCCCGCCATCTTGCTGAGTAAATCTGTTCGGGCAAGATTGTTCGGCGCCAGGTTGCGCGCACCAATCTGCTCGATACCTTTCGGTACCGTGTTGCGTACCGTTTTTTCAAGGCCGAGCAAACCCTCGTCACCTGACGCTGATGCCGTGGTCGGCGCCGAACCTTTAACCAAGGTAGGGGGTTTCGCCAAAGCCTTTTTTGCGGCGGCCGGATCGGTTGCGCTGGTTTGCAGAATTTTCGAAACCTTGCCCTCGGTCGTCGGCCGCAATTTACCGAGCGCTTGATCGATCCAATCGCCAGCCGCTTTCGCCCCAGCTTTGACTGGTCCCGTCACGGCATTCGGCAGCACTTTATCGGCAGCACGACCGGCTAGCTTGAGCCCTGCGCCCATCTCTCCCTCGGGCATCAGCCCGGCTGTAAAAGGATCTTTTAATGGGTCCGTATTCTGTCCGCCCGATATTTGCGATTCCAAGCCCTCGACAGTCGACGGCAAACCTTTACTCACGGGGGTGCTCGCTGTTTTCGGCGCGGCCGGCTGCAGCCAACTATCCGGCACGCTTTTGCCGTTTGCCTTCAGCTTGGTGGCTAGTTCAAGCTTGGACGTGCCGTCAGGAACGCCTTTAACCAATGTGCCGTCAGGAAGTTGAACATCCATTATTTCAAGTCCGAAAAATTCACAACACCCCCACTTGGCGCAACGGCCGGCGCGTTATTCTGCCCTGGTGTGCGCACACTCGACGTGTCGCCCCCCGCTCGGTCGACTGCATCCGCGACAGGTTGATTTTGTGTCGGGCCGCCCGAATTGAGCGTCTCATCGGCCAAGTCGAAAATCTTGTTTAACTGCGCAATCTTTCGATCGCGGTTGCCTTTCGTATCGCCGAGCTGCGGCACAAGCTTACGGGCTTCGTTCACTTTAGCGTCACTGATTTGTCCCCGGCCCATCGATTGCACCGAAGCGACCGCCACGGCCATGCGGTTCATGAGTGTTTCGTATTGCTGCTGTTGATCAGTCGTCAGTTTTTTGCCGAGCATTGAGCCCAGCGCCTTACTGCCCAACACCGTACCGTGGTCACTGGCGAAGAAAGGCCCCGTTGTGTCAGTTTGCAATTGTTTGACCGTTTGTAACGCTTGCCGGCCTTCGGAAATATCCAGCTTGACCGAGGCCAACATGGTGGGGTTCATACGATCGGCAATCGTGCCTGTTTTCGGGCCGCCAGCGGGCTTGCGATAATTTTCCGAAGTCTTGTCATACGGGCCGCCCGGCATCGGTTCCAATTTGCCGTCTTTGTTGCGTTGATAACCTGTCGGAATCCCCAAATGTTGCAGCCGATCTTCTTCCAAGTGCATCGAGTCCGCGTGGTCGCTTTGCCGTAAATCACGAGTTGCTTGTGCACTGCTTTGCGCTACTTGCACGCGCATCGTTTCAATTGCTTCCATCGCTTGTTGATGGTTGCCTGTTTGCAAAGCCCGCTGCGCATCGATCGCGAGTTTCTGCACGGCATTGATTTGCTTTTGTTGGGCCAATTGCTGTTTGGCATCATCATCAAGATAGGGTTTCAGCCGATCGAGCGCATCCAACAACGCCGGCCCTTGAACGCCCTTTGCTTTCAACATTTGAGCTGCGTTCTGCAATGTCATCGAATTTTTAGGCGGCGGTGCATCCGGAATTGTTGCTTGTTGCTGCGGGGGCTGTCCTTGCGGCGGGCCGCCTGCGCCAATGCGTTGATATGGAGGCAACGGTGGAACGCCAGGCGGCGGCATTTGTCCCTGTGGTGCGCCGTTCCCCATCATGCTTGGCGGTAACGGCGGAGGTTGGCCTTGCCCCTGCGGGGGCGGGCCTTGCGGTGCCTGCTGTGGCGGCGGTCGTTGACCCGGCTGCATCATCGGTTGCGAGGGTTGGCCGGGCCGCATCGGCGGTTGTTGGGGTGGCGGTCCTCCCTGCGGTGCCTGTTGCTGCGGGGGTTGGCCTTGCGGTGCCTGTTGCTGCGGGGGTTGGCCTTGCCCCTGCGGCGGCGGAGGCCCTTGCTGTGCATCCGGATCGGCCAAAAAAACAGCAGCATTCGCGTCCGCTGCTTCCTGCCGTTGCTGTTGCTTTAACGTAAGCGCAGTTTTCGCCCGGGCCAATTGAAGGTTTTCCGAACGGGTCATGAGGTCGATCTGTTCCAATTCTTGCGCGCGCTGATCTTTCTGTGCTTGCGCATAGCCTTGGAACGCGCCTGCGAGTGCCGAGCCTAAAGCCATAATCAATAACTCCCGTAATAGCCGGAACTGGCGTAGTCGTACGTCGACGGACTCGATAGCGCGCTCGATCCCGTGTTGAATCCATAGGCATTGGTCCCTGGCGAACTGTTATACCCGTTCGAAATACCATTGATCGCACTTGACAATCCAGACGTGATTCCTGCCGCTTGTTGTTGTTGCAATTGCGCCGAGGACAACGATTGCTGTGCGGCTTGACTCTGTGCCGCCTGCCCGATCCCGATATAGGCCCCGGCATTGGATTGCAATTGATTGAGCCCGCTCATATACGGGCTGATCGACGAACCGTAGTAATTATTTAACGCTGTCGTCTGATTTCCGTAGATGCTATTTTGTGCGTTATAGGGCAACGACGAACCCGTGTTGTACGCTTGCGCCGACGTATTTTGCAGCCCTGCTCCGGCCTGGTTCGCTTGGCCTGCCGCCGCCGTCGCGGATTCCTGATTTTGTAATTGCGTATTGGCGTAACTAAGCTGTGCTCCTGACAAAGCATTGGATGTTACCGCAGCGCCGTAAGGGCTGCTATTAATCCCTCGCAGATAGTTTTGTGCGTTCGACGAATCGCCCGTCGTCTGCATCAAATTCTGATATACCTGGCCGTTTGCGTCCCAATTGTTTGCCGACTGCATCAGGCTATTGGCGGCGTTATACTCGCCTGTTGCTTGTTGCCCTGCACTGGCACCCAACCCATAGTAAGCATTCTGCGCGGTCTGTGCCCCTTGCGTGTATTGCGCCGCATAGGGGTTGTTTGTTTGTCCTTGATAAGTTGCGTAGGCTTGCGGGTTGGTCTGCCCGTAGTAGGAATTGAGCGTGCTTCCGTACTGCCCGTAATTTTGTTGATAAGACTGATCCATGCCATATTGATCAGTCGGCTGATAGGCAGGCCCGGCGCTCGAACTACCTGTTGAAGGGGCAAGTGCGCTCGATACTAACGCACCCCCTACCGATGCCGCGACACCCCATGGCATGTCATTCTCCTTCAGTCAATTGTGCGTCAAGTTTATCTGGATCGGTTTCGTCGGTTGCGTGAATGCAGTACCAGACGATATCCGTTACAGCGGTAATTTTGTGTTTATGGTGTGCTGAAATTTCAATCATGCAAGGGGCGTAATATTTTTGCTCTTTGCCGGCAACTTGAACTAATGCTACGCCTTGTGCCAGGCATGACAAATGTGCATGCGGGTGCGAATGTGTTTCGGCGTAATGTGCAGCCGGCAACTTCAATTCTTTCGCATATATCCCCGCGCCAAAATGATGTTTGACTTGCACGTCAGCAATAGAAAAAGCCATTAGGATTCCCCTCGAAAAAAGGCCGTGCGGATGCACACAATCAAGGTTATCCGATCCTCGACGCTATTGTTTTCAACCCAATGTTCCGCGCGGTTATCGAACCAGTACACATCGCCCGGTTCCGGATTAATCACTTCGTCCGCACAATGGAAATTCGCTCCCGGCGCGGAGCGCAACGACACGTAAAACTTATCGTAATAATCAACATGCCACCCGCGATCAATGTGCTTGCCAATTCCCTCACCGGGCGGAATACGCGTGATCAAGACGCCGCCGAGCATCTCCCCTTGAAACGCCGCCATGAGTTTGTTGATAATCGGTCTGACGGCTGGCAATTGTCGAAAGGCCGGGTACCACACCGGCACGTGTTCGTCATTAAATGAGGCCAAGTCGACGAACCGCTCTTTCGCGTTGTAACGCACCCAGATATCCGACATCCGCGCATGCGGCGAGCGCCCTACATCACGTCGTTGCGGATTTTGGTTCCATAGGTGTGACTGTGCGTCAAGCTGCGCAACCAAAGGGTCGACATCGATGCGGCCAGGTATTTTTGTAAAATATTTCATTAGAAAGTCAAACTCATATGCGTGGTCGGGCTGACGCGCATCATAAAGCGCTTCGTCGCTACCGAAGCATTGGCAGCAACCGTAACAGTCAATTGCAATTTTTCATATACGATTGGCTCGGTCCAAGGCACCCCATACCGCGCCGAAGTTACCACCGTTGCTTGCCAAGGGTCCGCTCCCCAAACGAACGTGCCCCACACCGACCCGGGGTTTTGTACACTAATCGGTACCGAATTTAAAGGTACGCCAAGCTGATTGGCAAGTTGAACCAAGTAAGACGACTGCACAGCCGACGCAGAAAGTTCAATCGTCGACTCGACAAATTGTTTTACAACACTGGCATTCGGCCGATCAATATTGCACGATTTGTAAGAACAGTTATAAGCAACCAAATTGTCCGTATAAACCGAACTCGGCAAGGGTGCGACTTGCGAGATAAAAAGAAAACCGGGTTGTGCGTCGCATGCGCCATACATGGTTGTGCCGTCAGTCGTAAGCACGTTAAACGGAAAACTATGTGGGCCGTTCCAACGCTGTGTCAACCCGTCGTACCAATAATCGTTAAAGGTCACTGCTGATTGTTTAAACGACGTATTGACTGAAATCCGGTACACGCTGTTGGCATAGCAAGCTGCTGTGCGCGAGGGGTTGACCGCCTCGGTGAACGGCGCGAACACGTCCGTATTCAAATAAGGGGTTTGTGCCAACAGGTTCACAAGGCGGATGCCGTCCGAGGCCATAAAAGCTACGCCATCCGGCGTGGCCGCGAGCGTTCGCGGTGCGTTTGTCCCAACGTTGCCTGATAACTCTTGCATCGACAGATTGTTCAACGCCACGTCGCCCGTGATTTGCCAAATCGATTTATTTTTGAACACAAGCAATGCGGCCAAAACGCCTTGCGTCGCCGTGCCGATTGGCAAGCCACAAGCACCGGTTACGTTAGTTGTGTCGCCTACGGTCAACGTGTCTGCAAGTTCCGCTGTGGTGATGTTCAACGGGTTTAAAATGTCGCTGGAAATCGCATGATTGCCAACAAAATAATAGGCGCGATCAAAAAATTGTGCGACCCATTGCGGCACCCCGGGAAGTGGCTCGGTTGTGGTTTGCCCTGCGTTCCATTTGACCGTCCCGGGCGTCGTCAGATCAAACCAGCCGACGACAGTTACCGTTCCGGTAAATCCTGGATGTGTCACCATGACGTATTCCCCGATCATGTCCATTGACGGGGGATTCCAGTCGCCTGCCGTACTTTGTGTTGCAGGTAACAGCGCAGACGAAACGTTCGTCACGGCAATAAACGCACCGCCAACGATGTCGTAACAGAAAGGTCGATCTTTACCCGCGAAATCTGCGGTCCCGATCATGCCGTAAATGCGCGTGCCAACCATAAAGGCGGCAGACACGACACCCGGTG